TGCTCCATACCTGTACTTATCCTAACACAAAATGGCGGACACTCGTGGAGTCGAACCACGTTCTCCTGCTCTTCAGGCAGGCGCTGAATCACCGGACTAGCTCAGTGTCCATATGGTACCAGCGGGGAGAATCGAACTCACCTACAACACCGTTATGAGCGGTGCGCCTCGCCAATCGGCCTCGCTGGTATCTAGTGCCGGTGGTAGGATTCGAACCCACATCTCCTGCGGTAGAAACGCAGTGCCTTATCCATTAGACTACACCGGCATATACTGAATATCATCGCGATATCTTGGTCCTCGTGCGTGGAGTCGAACCACGCTTTGCAGTGTGTCGAACTGCTGTTCTAGCCGATGAACTACACGAGGAAAAATGGTCGGAACGGGCGGAATCGAACCGCCAACCTTTCGGTTATCAACCGAAGGCTCTGACCAATTGAGCTACGTTCCGATGTTGACGATTGTGCGGCCATAACGCCACCCATCTGGAAGGCATTCAGTCTCGCTAATGCATTTTGAGCCCTCTCAATTGAGAGGGCTGATGAGCTACCGAGAGGAATTGAACCTCCAACCTCGACTTTACGAAAGTCTTGCTCTGCCAATTGAGCTACGGTAGCGAAAATGGAGCCGGCGACAGGATTTGCACCTGCGGTCTATCGCTTACAAGGCGATTGCATTGGCTAGCTATGCTACGCCGGCATAAAATGGCACACCCTGTAGGAGTCGAACCTACGCTTACCGTTTTGGAGACGGTCGTGCTACCGTAACACTTAGGGTGCGTATGGTCGGAACGGAGGGAGTCGAACCCACATCAGTCTGCTTAAAAGGCAGGAGCTTTACCATTAAGCTACGTTCCGAAAAATGGTCGGGAAGACAGGAATCGAACCTGCGTGATCTCGCTCCCAAAGCGAGCGCCTGGCCGCTAGGCTACTTCCCGAAAATTGATGCCGCGATTTCGGATTCAAACCGATGATACGACTGACTCACGGCTCCGACGTATCCCACTCACCGTGGTATTCAACGAGCGAGGTGTGTTCAACACACTCCATCGCGGCATAAATTTGGGGTGTCGTACGGGTACTGCCCCCGTTTAAGCAGGTTCACAGCCTGCCCTCTGCTCTTACCGAGTCACGACACCATATGCGTGTACTTGTCCAACAGCAAACGCTTGTAATGGACGCGCTCTGTTCCAATCGAGTTACGGCAAACTGTGGAGCGCCGTCCCCGATTTGAACGGGGGATGCAAGTTTTGCAGACTTGTGCCTTAACCAACTTGGCGAACGGCGCGTATATCTTTGTAACGGGCGATTATTTCGTTAGCCCATTCTAATAAAAAAGAGCGGGTAGTCGGGTTCGAACCGACCTCTTCAGCTTGGAAGGCTGAGGCACAACCCCTATACCATACCCGCATAAACAATTGGAGCGGTATATCGGTACCGACCCGATACCTAGAGCTTGGCAAGCTCTCATGCTTCCACTACACCAATACCGCGTAAAAATGGTGGCGCGTGGTAGACTCGAACTACCGTAGCCCGAAGGCGGATGGTTTACAGCCATCTGCAATTGCCACTATGCGAACGCGCCAAAAATATGGTGGAGACATTCAGAATCGAACTGAAATTTTCGCGGTGCAAACGCGACGTAATGCCCGTTATACGATGCCCCCAAATATTATTCTTCTTTTACCCAAGGCCCGAGACGCTTTGGTCCGGGGCGTTTATCGCGTGATAACCAACGTCTACCTTTTTCTGTGGTAAGACGCTGCCACGATGAGACATGAATATCGTCTGATGCTGCTGCAACGACAATCCGAGATTCCAAAAACTGTCGTCGTTTTTCTAGCGTATCCTCATGTTTTCGTCGATGCCGCCGAAAGTTTTTGATTTTGACGGTCGCATCACAGAAAGGACACACAACGGATTCATCAGTAGATTTATTATTCATATTGGGTTTCTCATTATTATAACATGGAGCTACCACCGAGAATCGAACTCGGATTTCGATCTTACCAAGATCGCAGTCTAGCCGTTGACTTATGGTAGCATAACTTCATTTCGGGCGGAATTGAACCGCCACCTTCACTTTCGGAGAGTGATATTCTATCCATTGAACTACGAGATGTCAAGCAAAAATGGTACTCCCGCGCCGAGTCGAACGGCGGCCTCAAGTTTCGTAGACTTGTGTGATATCCTGTTTCACCACGGGAGCAGAAATGGTACCGCCAGCGGGTGCTGCCCCCGCTTCTCAACCTTGAAAGGGTTGTGACCTAGCTGGTAGTCGATGGCGGCGTACAAATGGCTACCACGGGTGGGGTCGAACCACCATTCACGGAGTCAGAGTCCGTTGTCCTGCCATTGGACGACGTGGCAACAAAAATTGGCTGGGACACTAGGGGTCGAACCTAGACAAAGAGCTTCAAAGGCTCCGGTGCTACCATTACACCATATCCCAATAAAAGATGTGGAATCGCACCTACCGTAGCTACTCGACATAGGCGCGTAACCGGCGCATAGTTCTCCGGTCAAAGTTATGGTCACTCTCGGCAATCCACTGTGCCGTATACGACTGCGTTTGGCTCTCCCGGCTGGATTCGAACCAGCGATAGGCAAGTTAACAGCTTGCTGCCTTTCCATCTTGGCTACAGGAGAACATAAAGCTGGTGGGTATTCTCTCACATCGATATCGTCGCACGAACGGATACCCACCGTCCCGCCGTGCGCTCTCTGGTATCGATATGGTTGCAGCACCTTATGCGGCACTGCACGGTGCCTCGCACTCCATCACCTTGTATGTGGCTTCATGCAGGCATTCTTCAAATGGCGGTTCCGATGGGATTCGAACCCACGATCTCCTGCGTGACAGGCAAGCGAGGACGGCCAGACTCCTCTACGAAACCGTAAATAATTGGCGGTGAGTGCAGGAATCGAACCCGCTACCGTGTTACCGGCGGCTGCTTTCAAGGCAGTGTCACACCATTGTGCTACTCACCAAATAAAATGGTCGGTCTGGAGGGAGTCGAACCCACACGTCTTTCGACAACAGGGCCTAAACCTGTCGCGGCTGCCAATTACGCCACAGACCGATGGTCGGAACGGTGGGAGTCGAACCCACATGAGCACACTGCTCGCTAGGCTCTCGACCTAGTGCGGCTGCCAATTACGCCACGTTCCGATGTTTCAAATGGGTGCGGGTGCGAGAGTCGAACTCGCTATCTCCAGCTTATGAGACTGGCGTGGTTTGTAAGTGTCCGTTGCCACTCACCCGCAACACATTTATGGTACTGGAGGAGGGATTCGAACCCCCGGCTTACACGGTGTAAACGTGCTGTTCTACCACTGAACTACTCCAGTGCAATTTACGATGACAGTTGGAACAAAGAACAATACATTTGGCTCTGCCCCCACAAACGTGCGTAGAATAAGAGGTCTATTCTACGCATATTACGCGATGATATTCAGTTGTCAAAGAACTGGTGAGCGGCGTGGGAGTCGGACCCACAACCAACGGATTAAGAGTCCGCTGCTCGACCAATTGAGCTTGCCGCCCCCAAAAAACAAAACCCCCGCGAGATTGCTCTCTGCGGGGGTCGTGGTCTCCTAGAAAATGCTTGGGTCTAGGAAATAACAACCCCCCTGCGAATATAATCGACTGGCGACAGGCCTGTTTGGCGCATAAACGCCGGCTGGCACGTCCCCACAGTCGTGGGTCGCCATTCGGTATTTGATTTATGCGCGGTCTGTAGTCTCGTCATATTCGCCTTATGATGTTGAGTTGTCCAACAATGCTATACAGTATATAGCAAAGTACGATGCGTGTCAACAAAAAAATTATTTGCCAAAAATATTGTCTACCGTTGCCAACAGATTGCGATTCTATCGGACTGACTGACGAGACCGAATCTCGTACTCGGTAGACAATCTGAAAATGGTGCCCGCGACTGGACTCGAACCAGTATGCCTTGCGGCAGTTGATTTTAAGTCAACCGTGTATGCCATTCCACCACGCGGGCAATTTTAGTTAATCGAGATCGTCTTCGTCGTCGAAGTCGTCGTCCGTATCATCTTCCCATTCGGGGTTATGATATGACTCTGACGATGACCGGCGTGGCCGATATGCGGTCGCTGGTGCGGCCGTCTCTACGGTAAAGAGTTGGTCCGCCCGATGCGCCAGTTCTGCTTTCGCAGCGGCAATTCGCTCGGGGGTGACCTCACCGTATAGAATGGACTTCAGGGTGTGTCCCTGTTTCAGATACGTGACCACATATCCATTTGCCGACTGTGAAACACTCATGTTCTTATATCCTCGTTAAGATGGTAGCGGTATTGGGAATTGAACCCAAGTCTTAGCCTTGAAAGGGCTACGTCCTAACCACTAGACGATACCGCCATTCAATGAATCAAGTATACGCGACCTGTGTAGAGGTGTCAACTAGAATGTGGTCGTAAATACGATGCCAAATTTTTTCGTCGAGTTCTTTGAACTAATACCGGCAAATGGGGATACCCATAAATCCGTAAAGGGCACATGCTTCACTGTGCCCAGATTTACGGAGATAGGAAGAATCCCGATGACTGTTTCTTTACCATTTAGTGTAACCGTTGGCGTTAGATACGCATACCGTGTGGTTTCTACCGCACGAGTTGTGCCGCGTTTCCACCACGGCACGGCCAGAGCAACGGACAATGGATATTCAGTGGTACCCCCCGTGGTAGTCGGTGTGTGGAACGTCACCCATTCGGGAAGAATCGCCATACCCGCTTGTAACGTCGGTTTGACGTAGAAGCGCATCTGATCGGGACGCACACTAATCGTCGTGGTCTCAATCGTTGGAATTGGAATCCGTTCCCCGCCCTCACCAATTTCAAACAAGCGCACTACATTCACGGGCTCATTATTGTCATTGCGACCCGTGGTATTCAGAATCGCAAACTTTTGTGACAACGTATACGTTCCCGATGACCCCACACTCTGAAAGTCTAACCGCCAATCCTTAAACTTGACGGAGACGGGTACTTCAATAATTTGGGGTGGCGCATCGGGGGTAGAACTCGGAACAGTAATGACGGTCTCGCCATGACCTTTACTCGTGGCGTCTGCTAAGGAGATCGTGAGTTGTTGGACTGTGGCTTTTAATTTCTCATTGTCGCGTAGCAATTGCGTGGCCGCCGCGCGGTCTTCCACTTTGACATATTGAGTTACGGTTTTAGTCGTAATTTTTTCGACGGGTACTTCGATCACTTTAGTAATCGGATCGAGTTGAATAATTTTTGGTGGGTGCGTGGCGCTGCGGACGATAACCACCGAAAGAAATATTAGGGCCAGTACCGCACCGGCGCGAAGTAGCGGATTTCGATATCGAAAAAATACGGCAAAAATAGCAGTCATAACATCACTCCTGCTATCTATTTATGGTAGTAGGGGCGAGAGTCGAACTCGCATCACTCCCCAATCTAGGGATATACGGTGTATAAGACCGGCGTTTTACCATTAAACTACCCTACTATATTACACTATATGTATGGTAGCCGAAGAGGAGATGTGACCCCACAACCTACGACGTATGCCGGCTACACATAATCATGTTGCCACACAGATGCGGTATCTGCGTAACGTTCTTTCAGTATACCATAACTTTCCTCAACAAAATTTCGTCCCTCTGACCATCCCGACGCATAATGCTTCGCCATGTCGGCGAATGGTCGTAATTGTATCCATGTTAATCCTGATGTTCCTGTTTTCACATCATACAATACCGCGCCTCCTTTATCCTGATTCATGGCAATATGAAGGGGGAGGTCGGTATTCATCTCGTGCCGCGCCCACCATTCTAATATGGGAGTATTATTATCGCGGGATTCCGGTGAATTTTTAATAACATGAGATGGACTAATCCAATTAAACTGTGCAGCATCAATTGTGGCTGCACGACTGATGCCCACAAAATCGTTGCGTATTTTCAAATGCTCGGGTTCAAAGGTTAACCATTCTCCTAATTGCGCCGGGTGCCATATTCGCTTGGACTTACGTTCTTTGAATACGTAATTAAATATTTCCGCTGAGTATGGTTCCGTATATGCGCGCCAGCGGTCGGGAGGATGAACGATATATTCCGTGTCTTTGTATCGAATAAATGCCCGATACGAATCTCCCGCACAGGATATCAAAATTTTTGGATTGAACGCTTGTAGTCCGGTGATTGCTGATAATTGACCCGCAAAATTATCCAAAAATTCAATGTCGGTATCTGTATGAAAAATCCAATCCGCATTAAAAAAATCATGCTGACGCGCATAATCAAATAATACGTTCATATGCACGCCAATTTTAAGAAAATGCCCTAGTTGGGTAATCGCACTGTGTGCGTTTGTAGGAAGCCCGAGGTCAGATAATTGGAGCACCGTGGTGCATGACGTGAGCCCAAACTCATCTACTCGTGCTTGTGTGCGTTCTTTTGCATTGAAGGTGCTGAATAAGAGGACGTTGATATCAAAATGTGGAATGACGTGGCGGCGAAGGGAAGCGAGGTAGAGGTTTAGATATCGAACGTCTTCCGCCTCGTTATCCCGCCCACACAGAGAGAGGAACAGTAGTTTCATGCCAATATTTAGAACTTGGCACTACACGCCCCAGAAATCATTGTCGTCGTTTGGGCCTCCACCCGTGTGCCGACCTGCTGCCATTGCACACGGGACACACAAGGTGCGGTGCCATCCGTCACGCCAACATTTCGTGTCTTTGGTCGTGCCGCATTCTTCGCAAATACGATAACTCATGGTTTCCGCAAAGTAAATCATGGTTTGGTGTGTTTCTGTACCACCGTTCACGTAAAATCGCAGTCCGCCAAATTTTTCTTTAACTTGTACCGCGACTGGAATATTCGCTTCTTGATACTCTTGTTCTGCTTTGGCTTTTGCCAGTGACGCATCCGAAGCATATTCAACCGACCAGGCGAACCCTTTATCCGCCGCAGTGATGCGCCCCGTATCAATTTTTTCCCGCGCCGTTTGTCGGCTGCGATAGTCATCTCGGGCTTGCTTAACGGTGGTCATAAGTGACGCGCACAGAGTATCGATCAGCGCAAACCATCCGTCCCCACAGTCAAACCCCCAACACATACAGGTTTGATTCATCGGGGCATGCCGATCACGAAAAATTTCAGGATACTTTGCGCAGAGGAGGTTATCAAGGTCTTTGGTCATAATACGGACGCAGAGGAGTTTCCCCCTCTGCGCCTTAGATAGATTACTTCTTTTCCTTCAGTTTATTCCAGATGCCCGCATTTTCACGAATCAGTTCTTGATGCACATTACTAATCGCGTCGGTAAGATTTCGCTCTAGCATATTGATTGCCTCCACTTGACTTTCTTCTACGCGATCAATACGTTGATGCAGGGTTGTAATTTCCTGCTCGCGATCATGCTTCGCTTCCACTACCTTTGTCGTGAGCCACGCCACACACACCATTCCAACTACAATTCCAATTACATATAACAACATACACTAACTCCTAACAACTTACATCTTACGGCTTACGACGATGCTTGTGATAACGGATGCGATGTAACACATCCAATGGGACGATAGCATCATCATCGTCCTCATCATCTTCTTCCTCTTCTTCAGAAGGAAGCATAGTATCTGCTATGGCGTCAACGGATTGAAATCCAATGCGCGGTCGGTCTGCCTCATCATCATCATGATGTGCCGCTTCGTCGTCATCGCGGAAATCAATAATGCCGTCGAGTGATTCCCAGACACTTTTCATCATGGTATCAACGACCATATCCATGTCTTTTTGTTGTGGTTTGGACAGTTTATTTACACGATGATGCCCCACAACTAATCCGCGCTCAATCGCGGAATGTACAACGTTGCGTAAATGTACGCGCATACAGCCTCCTCGGTAGTATTACTCTACACACGGCCACGCGCATAACGAGTTTCTTTCCTCCACTCCGGTGTGAGATAGCCAATATCTCGCGATCCATGGTTTGTCATAATCATATCTTAATATTTAGATGGTGCCCGCGACAGGACTTGAACCTGTATGACCGTAAAGATCAGTTGATTTTGAGTCAACCGTGTATGCCATTCCACCACGCGGGCAAAAATTAGGCGCAATAATGAAAGCCGTCGGGACAACTTCCAACACCAAGTTCCCACGAATATTTACCACACGACGGACATACCTGTGTAGAGGTGACCTTGATGTTCCACTCTGAGGGTGAGGACGTATTAGTAGTGGTCGTTGTGGTTATTTGTGTGGGGCAGTACAAACACATCGTCGTAGACGGCGAATATACTCGCCCACATTTGGGACATTCCCATCCTTGCTGTGCGCTCGGAAAATTAATCCACGTCATAGGTACTCCTAAAAATTGGCTGGGACGCTAGGACTCGAACCTAGACAAAGAGCTTCAAAGGCTCCTGTGCTGCCATTACACCACATCCCAATTTGGTAGCAGGAGCAGGACTCGAACCTGCGTTCTCTTGGTTATGAGCCAAGCGAGATGGCCGCTTCTCTACCCTGCGTCACATAACGATGATAAGTATACTATTCCTCGGTCTTGCTGTCAACGACGGTGACACTGCCATTGGCCAATGAATGTAACATTTGCGTAGGCAATTCTACTGATTTAGGCGGTTTGGGTTTTCGAATATGCCGATTAATGTCAGCAAAAATATCGGGATATTTTTCGCAGAGAGCTTCACGAATCATATAACTCATCGTAGCTTTGCGCGCCCGAGAAAACCGATAGATTTCGTCCAGTTCACGCCGTGTGACGCGAAAATACAAAATACATTCCCGCATCTCATCGGGCGTGCGAGTCACACGTTTACGTTTCTGAGAGGAAATGAGTTCGTCCATAATGTGCCAAAAAATAAGCATCAGCAATATCTGCGACAGGACTGCCAATGTGCAACGCTTTCGGGTGGCATAGTTTTGCCCACGGTTCGGCGTGCGGTTCTCGTTGAATAAATGCGGCCCAAATATCATCTTTCGTCGCGATGCCGCGGCCTGTAGCAAACTTCTTCATCGTCGTTGGTGCTACGACGTGTAAGGGAATTCGTGAGTACTGCTCGTAGAGTTTGACTTTGAGTGTGCCGGCATTCTCGCTGAGTTGTGTGAGTCGCCCCATCGCACCAAACGCATAATCTTCTAAGACAATTAGCGCCGGTTGTGTGGCGGTTACTACGGCCAGCACCCAATTTGCAAGTTCGACGAATCGCGGAATTTCGCCTTCGGTGGTCGAGGGCGACCAAATCACATTCGGTAGTTCGTGATAGGGTTTACCGGACAGTTTGTAATTCACCCACCACCGATGGGTCGTGCCGTCGGTGAGACAAAGTGCGGGGCACGTCACAGAATAATCAATACCGAGTACAGTTCGAGTCATCATCCTTCTAGTATTTATGACCGAAGGAATCTTCGCCCGCGATTAGATATATTGAGTGATTAGTTCTTCATATTCGGTGAACGTTTTCAATCCAATCACTCGCTCAACAATATCGCCATTCTTTATAAAAACGACGGTGGGAATGCCTCGGACTTGATACTGTTCTACGGCTACGGCATCTTCATCGACGTTAATTTTTTCAATCTCCAGTTGCTCACCGAATTTGTGTTGGAGTTGTTCCAACATCGGACTTAGTTGTCGGCACGGACCGCACCATGGCGCCCATAAATCAATCATCTTCAATGTTGCCATGTTGTTTCTCCTATCGAACGGGGCACACACCACCGACACAATCATCATCGAGTCCAATTTGCCCATCGACAATCGAGGTAATCAACTTGGTCTTAGCGACGAGTGCATCATACTGCTTCTTCGTGATTTCTTCGTACGGTGCCTGTTTAAAATTGTGACCTGTGTGCAACAAGAACGACAGTGACTTATGCCCCGTGGCAAAGTTCTTCGCGAGATACTTCTTGATTTCGGGCAGTTCTTCCTTGCGGTAATAAACGGTGCAAGAGACGCTGTTATCACTCCAGTTCTGCTGAAGTTCCTTGACCACCTTCAACTGCTGAATCGCGCTCATATCCTTCGCCAGCACGGTGCCTTCGGGGAAGGAGAAGGGGAACGAGACAATCACGGTGGAGTAATCCTGCGACCCGTCGAAGTTCAGACGATACTCGATATCATAGCCATGCGAACGACAGACCTCTACAAGCGAGTGATTGGAGGCCATCGCAATCCGACGAATCATATATTGGGCATAGCCAGGATGCACGCCAGGCGTCACACCCGGCAACAACGACAGCGTGCCGCTCGGCTTGCAGGTCGTCAGTTTTACGCTGGTCGGAAAATCATTTTGCTTGGAATACGCAGCATCGAACTCACGCAACGCTTCATACGCCGGCTTCAACCACTTCTTCTGTTTGTCCGTCGCTTGGAGATAACCCGTCACCCCGATACCCATTCGCATGTTGTCATTCACAATCTTTTCGGTTTCCTTATGATGACAATGGAGCGCGAGGGAATGCTTGTTCACGCGATATAGCAGCGTCATCACATCCACGAACTCCTCGTAACTGTCAATCATCGGCAAATAAATCTCAGCCAAACAGCAGGTTTCAAAATTACCGAGTGACTGCTCCGCGCAGGGATTATAGCCGACGACCGTAGGATCGGCATATTGCGTCTCTCCCAATCGCCCCATCTCGCGAGAGAGTTTGAGATTGATAAGTCCATACGGTTCGCCACGCCCTTCGTAGCCATCCCAAAAGAATTCATGGAGTTGTGAAATATCATCACACGCGACGCTATTATTACTCATCGCCCGCCATGACGGAATATTGCCCAAATCCCATCGTTTGGCGAGGAGATATTCGACATCATCAGGATCACCAATCGCGAGTTGCGCCGACCGACGCACATTCCCCGCGACCACGATGCTGCCGATGATATTCATGACATCCAAGCAATCAATCGGTCGCATGTGTTTGCCAGCCCGCTTCGCAAGAATTTCCGTAATCTGTGCGATGCCCTGACAGAGAATTTCTGCGCCCGAGGCGACCCCACCGAATCCCTTGATGGGTGCGCCCTTCCCGCGAATCAATTGGGTGGAGTAGGTGAACGACTCTGACTTCCGACGCGCAAACGCGGCTTCCAGTGTGCGTTCCAAGAGCGCGACCCAGCCTTCGCGAGTATCGGGAATGATGAAGTCCGCATCCGCTTTATCGTGTCGTGTGGGGCCGACAAAGCCCTTTTTCACGGGAGGCAGTTTACTGACATGTTCTTTTTGAATGCTGAAGCCGACACCCGAGCCGAGCATGAGCATATCCATCGCCCACGTAAAAGGGCGGACCGCCTCATCGACCGCCACGAACGCGCAGTTTTGGAGCGACGGTAATCCCAACCGTGGAATCATCGGGGTGCCCAGTTGCCACAAGAATCGTCCGGCGACCGTCCCTTTCAACTTGGTCATGTAATATCGCAACCGCTGTTCTTCTTCAGGTGTAAACCCGCACTTCAGTTGTTCGTCCGAGGCTTTGATGACCCGATTGATGGTGTCCGCCCACTCTTCGGTCGGGCCGTTCACATCATCTTCAATGAGCCGCCGTGAATACGTGCGTTTGTAGGTAAGATAGCCGACGGTAGACCACGGCGTTTCGTGTTCGTTGAAAGGCTGAGAAGCAGGCAATGATTCTGACATAGTTATTCACCCGACGTTAAAATTTGAATCCACTGAATAAATTCTGTATGTTCGCGTTCACTCATTCCTAACGCTTTCGCCTGTTCAAGTGCGGGAAGAGTTACGGACGAGAGCATTGTGGCAAGGAGGGTTTGCTCCGTGCGCGACAATGTTTTTGTCTTTAGTATATAGTCCTGAAATGCTTCTGTTGCGAGTGGGAAAAACGGCGATACGGCATCAAACATGGCTTGCGCCATGACGCGAATTTCATACTGGGCATGACTGTCCATCCGTAATTTACAAAAATGAAAAAAGTTGTGGAGATCACACTTCCAATACATTTCCGTGTATGTGGATAGCGGGAGGACGATACGAGAAATTTCTTTGGACACGTTATTAATGGTTAGCAGTCGGTCATATGACTGAAAGGCTTCACCTGTCGTCCGCACAATTTCTTGCTGTGCGCGTTTTGTCTGAAGGGAGGCCACGGTCTCGGCTCGCCCCTGATTATTAATGACGGATTGCGGTCCAAGTTGAGGTTCATCCGGTACATAAAGTTCTTCCGGTAGTTCACTATATCGACCCGACACCTCATTGATATTTGCGGTACGGTGCCGCACCAATTGACGGGCGACAAAAATAGGTACTTTCAAATAGAAGAGCACCTCACACATCTCAAACGGGGAGGTATGTTTATGTCTCAGCAGATATCGAATGAGGGCTTTATCGTTGCTAGTTTTCTTGGTACCTTTGCCGTAAGAGACGCGAGCCGATTCGGCGATACGCGCATCACTCCCAAAGACATCCAAGAGCACCACTTGACCATGATCTAAAATGTTTAACTTCACGGGTTCCATCATATATCCTGTCTTATATAGTCATCCGGCGCCACCGACGAAATTCAAGTTCGGCCCGAAGCCCACGATAGGTATGTTTTTCTACAATATCACTCACAGTATACCCCGCTTGTGACATTTCATTAAGATCTTTTTCTTTAAGAGTCGAGGGCCAAACTACCACTGATACTCCGTCTTTAATCGCACGAAAGAGATTCGCCGTGACCGCAGCGTTTCGTGGCTCGTTGTCCCAGACATAGACCGCCGCGTGATTCAGAAAATATTTGTCGCGTAAGCGCAGCAAGTCGGCGTCCATCGAGGCTACCGCATTAGGAAGAAACCATGAATCCAGTGGACCTTCCACGACGTAGATGCGTTTGTGGAGGTCGAGCCGTTCCCATCCGTAAATTTTATCATCACACGATTCTTGCTTCAGTGTGACATATCGTGCCGCATTGCCGGTGGCGTCAATGCGTCGCGCTTGAGCGCCAAGGAGTTCGCGCTGTCGATTAAACCACGGAATAATGAGTCGCGGGGCGTGGTCTTCAGGGAGGGCATAGGACCACTTCATTTCTTTAATCCACGTTGTCCATTCATCGGTGAAATACAGATGTGATAATGCCGATTCTGGAAGACCACGGCCACGACAATACCGTACTGCCACATGGTCATTTGGTAATGACGCGATTGACGGCAGGGTCATGGTGGTCTTGGATTTGCCGAATCCAAACATGGAAGTCTCCGTAGGCGCCGAAGGTGAAACGACGGCTACTGGTCGTTCTTGCCGAATCACATCGAGTTGATATTCTCGATACAATTCAGGTGACCGCTGCCGTAAAAACGACCGTAGTGACATACTGATATTACAGTTATGGCACTTGTAAAAGTAATGTCCTTTATATAGGAAAAAATATCCGCGTGTTTTATTTTGATGTTTCTTGGAATCGCCGCAAAAGGGGCATCTAAACCCGTAGGTCGTCCGAGATTGCTTGTGAAAATGCCCCAGTTGTTGACCGACAATCGCGATATATTTTTCTTCGAGCCACTGCGACATAGGTCGCTAGTATATCACGATTATGTGGTGGCAATTATTGCGGATGATTGGCGAGGAGAACGTTGAACACGTTATCTGCGAGTCGCGACATAATAAATCCAATTACTAATCCACCACCAATGAGAAGCATTCGCCACCGTTCTAATTTATCAACGCGATCTTCCAAGTTCTTATTCTGTCTCTCCATTTTATCTGACAACTGATCAATTGCCGCAGACATCTCATTGATAGCATCGGAGAGTTCTTTGCCGACAAGCGCCGTTAATCGCGTAGACATCGCATTGATGTCTTCCCGCGTTTGATTCAAAATGGTTTCGGACGACGCAATTTGTTTCTGTAACACTTGTATCTCGGTATCGTGGCGCGAGTTCAAACTCGTCGTATGGAGCGCCAACTCCTCTACGCGGCTTAAAATGCGATCAAACTTGTCACCGAGTACGTCAAACCGTTCTGAAGTTTGTTCTGCTTGCTGTTCCAATCTGGCAATTGACACCACTACCGAGTCAGAAACTCGCTGATGGGTTTGTGAGACTTTTCGGCGCGGTCGTTTTGTAGCCATAAGTTATTTTGATAACTGGTAATTGCCAGGGTGACGTAAATAGAGCATCGCACCCGTGGTCTCATCAACGAGGATAATACCGTGGCGACCATGACGACTGCGACCATATTCACGAATCGCTTGTCCACTTGGTCCATTCCCCACGTATTGTTCATAGCGAGCGTGTTTGCGTTTACCAAGACGACAGCGATGGAAGGTCACTGAATCAACCGCGAATACGCGGCGGCCCGCAAACGTGTCGTGCGAATGGTTGCGCGTCTCACCCGTCTGGCCGTTGCCAATGCCCGCAGACATCGCGGGGAATTGTTCGGTGAGTATCGTCGCCTCCGAAAGATATTTATCTGCCGACGGACCTAGAACTGCTTCTGATAATTGAGATTCATTAAATCGCGAGGCTTTCTGAAGTTTCGTAATAGGTTCTTTGAGCAACCAGAACGCCATGGTGTAAGTGAAAAACGCGGATTGGCCACCGGGAATCTTCGCCAGCAGTCGCTTGAGGTTGTTCATGAGAATGTCCAACCACGTCCATGCGGCTTTATCTTTGGGGTCGGTGAGGGTTTTGAATGGACGCAAGACGTTACCCGCGGCGTCAATAATCCCACGCTTATAGGCGTCAGTCTTATTAAACGGCGTTGTCAACTTTTTTACAAGTTGAAATACGATATAGAGGTCAACGAGTCGTTGCATGTCCTTCAACCGTGTCGTTCAGTTTGGCCCACAACACCTCGTCGCGGGGGATATCTTTATTTAGGATAATCACACCCTCAATTGGCAATAACGTTTCCGGCATTAAATTGAGGTAGTCCAGCACGGTTTTCAGAGCACTCCATGATTTTTTATCGGTGCGGAAAAATAAGAGGTGGGCGACGGACGTGGCTTCAAATACGTTGTAGATACCGATGATATGATTGAGAAGTAACCGCGGCGCAATATCACCCGTGCGGCTATACCGATTAATCAGTCGTTTGACGTACTTCACTCGTAATAAATCCGATTGAAATTCACCCAACCCCGCACAACTGGGGTTGTCATATACTTTCATCGCATACGAGAGATAATTTTTCTTGGTCAAATTTTCCATAAAAAAAGGAGAGACATACTTAATGTCTCTCCCATTATTTAGTCTGACTAGTTTAGTTAGATATTACTGGCGCTCGAATTTGCCGCGAGCAACCAATAATCGGTACCGTTGATCTTCACACGAACCTTGTGTGTTGCCGCGACGGTGCCTCCATTTGACGTATTGGACAGCAACGTCGTGACGTTCGCGCCGGCCGTGCTCTGACTGACGTTTGCCACACCATCTAATCCAATGTCAAACAAGTATAGCGTAGAACAAGTCGAATTGGCACCCGCGGCTAAGGTGTCACCAAATCCGATGAACGCATGCACGTTTGAAACGCGAGCGCCGGTGTTCGCAATCGAG